AACTTTAAGTAAAGTCATAGACACTGAACATGGTCCATTAAGAATAGGTGTTACAGGTATGAATCCAATTAGGCAAGGCTTTGATACAGGTGGAGATACTTCAGTTATTGATGGAGATACTGACGATACTTTTTCTGACAGTTTTATTCCTATGTTAGGGCGTCCCGGACTTCTTAACGAAGAAACAGTTTTTGAAGAAATTGCAGATCAGTTTTTTGTAAATCCTAACGCAATGACTGATGATTTAAATGAGGGTTTTGCTTACAATCCTCAATCACCAGATCCTATGGGTTGGAATAATCCTTACAGGTCAACACAACCATTTGATTTTCGTCAAGGTACATGGCAATTAGCTGATGTGCCTGCTGAATTTGGGCAACGTGAAGAAAATTTAACTGCTGCTGGTATGGCAGCAGAGTATTTAAGTTTTTTTGGTCTTGGTCAAATGATGCCGTTTGTGTACGACATGATTATGGATGATGTTCCTGCGTCAATGATTCTTCCACAATTGCGAATGCAACCAGAATACAATGTGCGTTTTCCTGCACAACAGTTACGTTTGCAACAAGGTTTAGGGTTTTTATCAGAAACTGAATACATAGGTCTTGAAAGTAATTTTCAACAAATAGCAAGCGCAGCAGGAATACCTGATGGGTTTGTAGACAAAGCCGCAATTACAGAATTAATTGCTAACGATGTTTCTGCTTCTGAATGGCAAGCAAGAGTTGTTTCGGCAGAACGAGCAAAAAATCAAGCAGATCCAGAAACAGTTAGAATGTTACGGGATATGTATGATTTCGCTGAAGGCGATATTACTGCTCTTTATTTAGACGACACTAAAACACAAAATATTGTTGCTGCTCGACGAGAATTATCTGATTTAGGATTAGCTGTACGAGCAGATCAAGTGTTAAATACACGTACTGCTGACATTGTTCGACAAGATGTTGGTAAATTACTTGGTCGAGCTAATGTTCAAGAAAGAGAAATTGCTTCAACTTTGACTCCTTTGCGGGGGCTTACTAGCAATCTTCTTGGAGAAGAAGCAATGAGTGGTGGTACTTTGACTCGTGGTGCATTTAATCTTGATGCGGCAAGTGCAGAGGCATTACAACAAAGAAGAGAAAGCCGAGTAGCTTCTTTTGCTGGAAAAGCTGGGATGATGGCTTCAACTGCTGGCATAACCGGTATGGGTGAAGCTACTTAAAACTTGCATTGTGCACATTAAAAGACTATAAATATAAATGTTGTTCGGCCCTTTCGGGGTGAGCCGTACAGCACCTCCATCCGAGGTACCACCGCTGAGGATGCGTATAGGCAGGTGAGTGACATATGACAGACACTAACTCCACTGACAACAGTGAAAGTTCTGGCAGTTCAACTGAATCGAAACCGAATTGGCGACGAGATTTAGAGAATCGAGCTAAAGAAGCTGAACAAGAAGCAGCGTCTATGGCAGCGCAACTTGAATCTTATCAACGTCGGGATACGTTCCGTTCAGCAGGGCTCGACCCTGATGATGCTCGTGTCAAGTATTTCGTTAAAGGTTATGATGGTGAGCTTGATGCTGAAGCTATCCGGCAGGAAGCTATGGCAGCAGGTTTTATAGGTGAAGATTCACCTATGCCTCAACCAAGCGTAATGAATGATGCTTTAGCAGTGGAACAGCGTATCCAAGCAGCCGGTGAAGGCGGAGAGCCAGTTGTTTCACCCGACCTAGAAGACCGAATTAAAGCAACAACTAATCAAGATGAATTGCGTGCTTTAATGGAATCTGAAGGCATTTTATGGGGTGCAACTTCCTAATTTCCTAGTCATTGGAGTCCGACTTTAAGGATTTCAAGTGGCATATACAACCACCTCCACACTTGACGATCAGGTAAAAACGGCGTTTGATCAGGTTGCGTACTTTGCTTTGCGTTCGCAGCCTTTGTTCGAAATGGTCGCTGATGTCAGGTCCACCGCTCAGAGCCACAACGGTTCTGGCGTACAATTCACGTTCTACGCTGACATGGCACAGGCAACATCAGCCCTTACTGAAGGTTCTGATGTAACTGCTGTTGCGTTGACAGACAGCGCAGTAACCGTAACTCTTGCAGAGTACGGTAACGCTGTCATCACCACCGCTAAGGTGCGTGGAACATCGTTCCTCAACGTAGATGCTGATGCGGCCAACATTGTTGGTTACAACATGGCTGACTCGATGGACAAAATCGTTTCTGATGTCGCTAATGGCGGCACCAATGTAACGCATGTCGGTCAAACAAGCCGTGGCGCTATCACAGCTTCTGATAATTACAGTGCTGCTGAAGGACGTAAAGCTGTTGCACAGCTTCGTACTCGTAACGCACCGGGTTGGGATAACGGCAACTACATGGCGATCATTCACCCTGATGTTTCTTACGATCTTCGTGGAGACACAGCGGTAACTGACGTTATTAATTACCAACTGTACCAAGACGGAGCACCAATCCGTGCAGGTTCAATTGGTACTTTCAACGGCATCGAATACATTGAGAACCCTCGTGCAGGTCTAATTGCCGACGGTGGTTCCGGTAACGTTGATGTTTACCAAACCCTTATCTGCGGTCGTCAAGCTGTTGCAAAAGCATTCAGCCGTGCACCCGGATTTGGACCTGAGCCAAGCATTGTTGTTGGTCCTGTGACTGATACTTTGCGTCGGTTCAACCCAATTGGCTGGTACCACCTTGCTGGTTATGGCATCTTCCGTGAAGAATGCATGCAGCGTGTGGAAGCAGCTTCCACTATTGGAGCTAACACCTGATAGTTAGTCCATAGAGGTTTGGAGGGGTCGGGTTTTCCCCCTTTCCCCGGCCCCTCCATTTTCCTCTGCTATCATTTAAAATATGCCTAAAGTAAACGGAAAAAAATACCCGTACACCGCCAAAGGAAAAGCTGCTGCTGCGGCTGCAAGGAAAAAGAAAAAAAATGCAAAAACCAAACGGTGATGTAACAATCAGGCCTAAACCAATTCAAGGAACGAGTAATACAAATGGCTAGTGGTCTTTACGTTGAGACTTTTGAAGCGGCTTTAAAGAATGACCTTGCTCTCGACATGGATAATGACACGTTTAAGTGCATGTTGGTGACAGCTTCTTATACACCGAACTTTGAAACTCACACAAATAAATCAGATGTGTCAAATGAAGTTTCAGGTACTGGATACTCAGCCGGTGGTGAAACTCTTACTAGTGTTGCTATGACTAGCAGTTCCGATGGAACGGGCACAATTAAATGGGATGCTGACGACGTGTCGTGGACTAGTTCTACGTTGTCAAATGTGCGAGCCGGAGTTATTTATGATGACACGGTTACGGACGATCGTTTGATTGCATACATAGACTTTGGGGGAGATTTTAGTACAACGTCAGGTACATTCCAGATTCAGTGGAATGCGTCTGGTATTTTTACCCTTGATTTGGTTCCGTAGGAGCAATAATGCCAAGTTCTAATTACCCAACTTCCCTTGATACAACCTCAACGCAGGTAACTCCGGGCTCTACTACTGATTTAGATGCATCGGGTTTTGAGCATGATCAGGTACACGGTGCTGCTTCTACTGCATTAATTGCTTTAGAAACTAAAGTCGGTATTAGTGCTTCGCCTGCTGCTTCAGCGTCAACGAACGCTGTGCTTACGCATACTGGTACAGGTACGACAGCGTGGTCTACTACGTTGACAAGCCCAACTATTGCTGGTGCAACTCTTTCAGGTGCTGTTGTGGGCGCAGACCAAATTATGTCTGCGGTTACCCATCAAGATTATTCTGAAACGGTGTATGCCGGTGGTAACACTGGTGCAAGTCCTGCGATAGATGAAGCTAATGGCAACACTCAAACTTGGACGTTAGATAATAACGCTACGTTTGCTTTGCCAGCAGATTCTGGTTTGCAGGCTGGTACTGCGCTTACGTTGATTTTGACTCAGGATGGTACTGGGTCACGAACGGGTGCTTTTCAGGTAAGTGGTGCTACTACGAATGTTAAGTGGGCTGGTGGTACTGCTCCGACGTTGACGACTACTGCGTCGAGAGCGGATATTGTTTGTTTCGTCACGTTTGATGGTGGTGCGACTCCTACTTGGTATGGGTTTGTAGCTGGTCAAGACTTCCAGTAAGGATTACTAATGCCTTTCGGCTTATCTAAAGCAACAGTCTTAGGTGCTGCCGGAAGCGGTGGCGGCGGTGAAGGCGGCACTTATGAATGGATTGCTGGGTACACAGTAGATACTGCTGGCAGTATTAATTCAGTATCGATGGACACTAGTGGTGCTACTGATTACCAAGAATGGTTTATTAAGTGGTCTTTTCTTGGCACAAATCCAACAGATGTAAATGTTCAACTTAATGGAGATAACGGCAGTAACTATTACAGCAACGAATGGTGGACATACAACAGCAATGCTGGCGCAAATGGGAATTCTAGCCATGATCAGTTAAGAATGGTTTGGACAGGCGGCACAAGTGCAGGTTATGCATCGCCTGTTTCTGGGATTATTAGTATTTCTGGTGGTAACACAGTCCGTAAACAATCTATTGAAACATTGACTTATAGAAGTTACGAGACTTACTCGACTTACGGTACTTATGACTTTGGGACTACGCTTAGAGCAGTTTCAGCCTCATCTATATCTAGTGTGACTTTGTTTGCTCAAACAGGAACTAAC